TAAATACTGAGACAAATGAAATTGAAGAACACAAAATGTCCCACACAATTCTCCGTTCTTTTAAAGAGAAGAATCCGCATCTACAACAACACTTTATGGCCAAAAACCTACCTGTATTCTCTGATGCTGGTCGTATGTCTGTTCCAGGTACTATGACAGCTGATAAGGCCTTTGAACAAGGTGTTATCCAGCGAATCAAAGATACTGTTCCAGGTAATACCTTACACAAGAGCCACAAAACCAAGATGCCAAGGGAGTGGTAAATTATTTCTAACTAACTTAAAGGATTTCCATGAGCCAAAAGCGAACGATGACCAAACGAGAGCGCCTATATCATGAGTACAATAACAAAGAAAAAGTTAAAGAAGAATTAATAGAATTATCAAGAAATGTCAGAGAGTATGAGGAGAAGGTAACTACCTCATCATTTGATCCACATAGGATTTCATACTATAATTAACCTAAATATAGGTTTAACAATAAAAATAATAAAAAACCATGGCAATTCTCCCTGCTTCAGGTCAAATATCACTTGATGACTTACAGAGTCAATTTGGTGGATCAACTCCTATTTCAATTGATGAATATTATCGCAATGGATCATATGTAACAAGTTTACCAGCAAATTCTGGTATACCAATTTCAGGACAACTATCCATGTCTAGTTTTTATGGTGGAACTGGAATATTTTATTACACTTCAACTATTACTACCAACTATGGTAATTATAATCTAAATTCTGTTATGAGTAGTGCTGGATGGGATGGAGTAAAACCAGTTGTCGCCAATATAACTATTAATTCTGGTGTTACTGTTTATGGAGTTGGTTATGGTGGTACTCCTGCGTTTGCTATAGACTCACTTCCAACTTACTCTACTGTGTCTGTTACTAATAATGGAATCATTGCTGGTTATGGAGGATATGGTGCTGGTACTGCAGGTGCTGGAGGTCCTGGTGGTGTAGGTATGAGTATTTCTTATTCAACCACTTTAATTAATTCTAGCACAGGTGCAATCTTCGGTGGTGGTGGCGGTGGCGGTGGCGGAGGTGCAGGTCCAGATTACGGAACATCTAAAAATGGTGGAAATGGCGGAGCTGCTGGAGATGCAATTATCAGATATGCAAATTTAACATTAACCAATAACGGAATTATCGGTGGTGGCGGTGGTGGAGGAGGTGGTGGTGCTAGTGCCTCATATGATTCGGTTGTTTATGAAGGTGGTGGAGGTGGTGTTGGTGGTAGAACAGGAACTCAGATTGTTCCTTCATTTGGCGGCGCAGCAGGCGCAAGTGTGTATTATATTGGTTGGACTAGATATCAAAACCCTTCGGCAGGTTCAAATGGTTTAACGAATTATTCTGGAGCTGGAGGTAATATATCTATATACGATATTTGGAATCCAAATTACACGGGTGGTGCTCCTTTGCCGGGTTCAGGTGGTGGTGTATCATCTCCAGTATTTTATTATGGTGCATCTGGTGGCCGAGGAGGTTCAGTATCTTATACTGACCAACCGGCTTGGGCAGGTAACGGATACCCTGGTCAAGGAGGTGGCTCAGGCGGTTCGACTGTAGCAACTCAGGGTACTGGAGGACTTGGTGGGTATTCAATTCGTTCGGGCGGCGGCACACTTACAGTTGTAACACTTGGAACAATTTATGGAACTTATCAATGATTATTAAAAATTCAGAAAAATGGGAATATAATAATTGTCCTATTTGTAATGCAGACATATCTCAGGAAGAAATTGATGCATTGCATTGTAATGGTTGTGATAAAGACATAATCTCAATTCAAAAAATGACTGTGATTTTGAATACTCCCGATATTTCAACAATGCCATCGTCATTCATTAGTGAAGAAGAAATTGAACGACTAAAAATTCAAGCCGAAAATATTAGAATGGGATTAACAAAACCTTAATATTTACAGCTTGACTATATAATAGTTTTATGATAGGATTATATTATGTTTACATATTGCCCACCAAAACCACTTCAAGACCTCAAATCAACCACATTTCCTGATGGTAAAAGATACTACTCTTTACCTGACGGAACTAGGTTGCCATCTGTCACCACCGTTCTAGGTGCTCAGAAGAAACAAGCCATTATGGCATGGCGTAAGAGAGTTGGTGAAGAAGTCGCTAACAAAATCTCAAAGAAGGCCACAGGTCGTGGCACCAATGTGCATACTCTATGTGAGAGATACTTAAACAATCAAGGTACAGGTGATATGATGCCTGATGCCAAAGAAATGTTTGTTGCTCTTAAACCAGAACTCAATCGTATTAACAATATACACTATCAAGAACAGGCTCTATGGTCAACACAATTAGGTATGGCAGGCCGTGTAGATTGTATTGCTGAGTTTGATGGTGAATTGGCATCTATTGATTTTAAAACTTCAGCTAAAATAAAAGTAAGAGAAAACATTTTAGATTATTTTTGGCAGACAACTGCATATGCTTTGATGTATGAAGAACTCATTGGCACACCCATAAATAAACTAGTCGTAATCATGGCAGTTGAAGATAACCCACCTCTTATCTTTATAGAGAAAACGGAAGACCACATAGATGGTTTAGTTGAGGCGATTAAATTTTACAAAGAACAAAAATGAAAAAATTTAAGCAATACATTGTTGAAGAACCTAGAATACCTAAAAAACCAGGTCAACCAGATAAATCCGATAAGCATTCAGATTTATATACAGATGAAGATCCAAAGGGTACGATTCACGGTTTAAAGTTTGCTACAACAGAAGATGCTGAAGAAAGTGTAAGAAAAATAAAATCTAGTGGTCGTTCTCATGCACATAAAATGCAAGCTGCAATTGCTATGGAACAAAGAGCTAAAGTAATGGGTAAAACAGAAGCAGCGTCCGTATATCGTAAATTTATAAATTCAATAAAGAAAGACAAATGAAAAAACTATTACTTGTATTACTAATACTATCTACACCATTGTTTGCACAAAAACAAAAACAAGGTGTGACATACAATGCAGTTATCACCCGTGTTATTGATGGTGATACTGTGGCATTTCAAGCACTATGGTTACCAGAACCACTAAAGAAAGAGTTATCAATTCGTGTGTTTGGTGTTGATACTCCAGAAAAAGGATTTCGTGCTCAATGTGAATCAGAAGCCACTAAAGGTGCAGCCGCATCAGAGTTTACCAAGAAGATGGTATCACAAGCAACAAGCAGACAAGTTATATTAATGGATTGGGACAAGTATGGTGGTAGAGTTCTTGGTGATGTATTACTTGATGGTCAATCGTTGCGTATGTCATTAATCCAAAACGGATACGCAAGAGAATACTATGGTGAGGCCAAACAATCTTGGTGTAATTAAGTCAGGAATATTACAAAAACGCTTGACAATACATAAATACCATGTTATACTGTAAAGATTCGTAGAAGTTATTAAAAAGTTTGGCAAGACGGGAGTGCGAATCTCCCCATCTCCACCGAAGCATATTAGAATCCGTAAAACGATTAGGGCTGGTATCCCAAAGTCACTCAGAGAAACTCTAAAGTGCCATAGTATGTTTCGTTGGGGGTGAATAGAATCGATTGCCTGATTAGTATAATAATGGAGAATCGCCAGAGAAGGCGTAATAACTAAATTAAGTAACCGCAAACGATGAAAAGTATGCACTTGCTGCCTAATAGGTAAGCGGAGTTTCGGTGGATGAACTTAGCAACAGAATCATCCATCATTTTTTCAACCCCCATCTATAAATCAGAAGTACTTGGGTCCAAGGTCAAAGCACCGACTGTAAACAAAAGGAGATATGATGTTCTCATCAAAATCACTAAAACACATAGCAATATTTTTAACTGTAACCATTCTTGCCTATACAATTCCTACATTGGCACAGGATATAATTGCCAATCAGGTACAGGAAGAGGTATCAAAAGATTTCAAAAAGCAAATGGAATGCTTAGCTAGAAATATCTACCATGAGGCCGCATCAGAGCCATTTGAAGGTAAACTAGCCGTAGCACAGGTCGTATTGAACCGTGCTAATAATCCTAAATTCCCTAAAACAATTTGCGAGGTTGTCTACCAAAGAACATACTCGGCAAATAACCTATTAGTATGCCAGTTCTCATGGACTTGCGTAAAGAATCTGGTAGTTCAAAACAGGTACCAATGGCAAGAATCAGAAATAGTTGCGAGGATGGCCTTGACAGAACCATCGGTTCATGATAAAATAGCAAGGACAAATTCAATGTATTATCATGCCAGTTATGTAAACCCTGGATGGAATTTGAAGAAGGTTACCAAGATTGGTCAACACATATTTTATAAGAATTGATATGCCTACAAAAGATGAAATTTCAGAATTTAGTATAATGGTTAAAGAATTGGCAGTAAACAAAAGGATTGGATTGATGGATGCTATTTGCCATTATTGTAAAGAGACTGGCCTAGAAGTTGAAGTGGCAGCCACTCTTGTATCCTCTGCCTTGAAGTCGGAGATTAGAGAAGAAGCACAGTCACTCAACCTAATTAAAAAGACCTCCAAGCTGCCTATATGAACGAGGGAACAGGTTTTGCAGCCTTTGCATTGTATAATGCTTTGAAGCTCCATTTCACATCAAAATCCTATGATTACTTTAAGTATAATGGTAAGACTAATGTAACTAAAACTACATTTTCTTCCCGTAAGGATAAGTATTCATTCTACAAACTCAGCCGCAAATACTCTTTGGATGAATTAAAGCAATTCTATATTGCTAACTTCTTAGAAGGTGATAAGTGGGTTGGTGAAATGACCAATGCTGAAGGTGAAGATGCCTACAAGAAGTGGATGAAAAGACAACAGAGCTTGACTTATATCTTTGAGAATGATATCCTATATCTTGTGGATCATTTTGAGAATGATAAAGAGTCCATCATTAAAGTGTATAATGGTGAGCATCCAAATTTATTGAGCTTATTGATGCGAGATAAAGTATCAATAGAGACCGTTGTTATAATGAATGATATACTGAATTTTTGGCCGATGTGGACAGAAAAGATTAAAGAAGATATTATTTGGCCAATATGGCAGATACAGATTGAAAAATATACGCCATTTGTTCAATACGATAAAGCAGTTTTTAAAAATATATTAGTGAAGAATTTTAGATGAAAAACATTTACCTTGATATGGATGGTGTGATTGCTGACTTTGATAAGCGGTATGAGGAGTTGTTTAAGATAACAACTAAAGAATCCGAAAGAGATAAAAAGTGGGGGCAATTCTTTGATAAGTTTATCCAAGATAGGCATTTTGCCACATTAGATTTAATGCCAGAAGCTATAGAATTGATGGACTATTTAAAAGGTACCGGTATACCAATTACCATTCTTAGTTCCACTTCTAGTGATAAGAGAGATACGGCAATCAGGCCCCAGAAGATGGAATGGTTGGGTAAGCACAAGATAGACTTCCCTGTTATCTTAGTACCTGGCGCACGCCTAAAGAAGGACTACGCAACTCCAGATTCTATTCTAATAGATGATACAGCCAAGAATATTGATGGTTGGAGGCGAGAAGGTGGTATTGGTATACTTCATGAAAGTTTCTTCCATACACGCATAATTATGTCAATGTATGCTTGACAACCGCCTAAATAAATGATATACTATATTTTGTAGTTGATTATGAGTAGTTTTTGAAAGCAGTTATATTCCGTTTATACACCGTTAATAAGGAGCATTATATGAGT